GGACGGTCGGAACCGTCGTACAGGCCAGCCGAGGACGTGTCGGCCGGGATCGAGTTCTTAAGCTGGGGCTGCTTGGTCGTGGGGTCGATCCACGCGAAGCCAGCCGCCACACCGAGCAGCGGACCGCTACCCGTGCCAGCCGAAGTAATAACGCCACCCGACAGCTTGACCGGAGAGCCCTTACCGAGGTCGGGGCACGCGGAGCCGTTGGGAAGCGGATAAGCGCGGACTTCGTTGCCATGCGTGCCGAGGGCAGCAATGGCGCGAAGACCGAACGGTGCAAAAGACTGCGGCACCTTCTATCCTCCTTCTATCTGTTATCCGAACGAGGGTCGTCGCCCCCGGGAAAAACGCTTGGAACCTTCGTTAGCAAACTGCACCTGCCGGCCGCCGTCCTCATAGCTGATCGTCTTCAGATCGAAAGCCTGCTCCGCTTTGATGGCCCGATCTTCGGCCCACTTTTGGATGGCTTCCGCTTTCCGTCGAGGTAGCTTTGCGAGGACGAGGTCCCCGTTGATGGCTGCACCCGCCAACGCAGAAATCTTGCTTTCGAGACCGGGGAAAACGTATCCATCGGGAACTTCTTCCAGTGGAACGAATGCCCAACCCTCTCGAAGTCGCGCCGAGACATTGTTATAGTCTTCTTCCCTACCTGCCCGAAACCGAATCCAGCGATAAGCGTACTGGTCAGTATCCGGCATGGGAGGGATTTCTAGCGCATTGGGAGGAGTATACTCGCTTTCCAGAGAAATTTCAAGTGGATCGTCAATAGAGTTGTCAGAGGCCGGGCCGGCCTTCATGCGGGGCATTACAGAATCTCCGTATATTGATTTGCGGTGGACTGAGCCTTTTCAGTCTTGGCCTTTTCGCGGGCATACTGCTCGACAGTAATACCAAGTTGACGGGCCATCTGACGGTCAGCCTCAGTAAGTACAACTCGAATCTTGCCGGAAGCGGGGGCCGGGGTCGACCGATTCTGGATGGTCGGATTGGACGGCTGCCGGGCTGCCGTAGCGGGGGCTGCCTGTTTGCCGCCCAACTTGGCCGGGAACTCCCGCTTCAGGCGCTGGTCGAGGACGTCGAAGTAGTCAGGATCGCTGGGCAGGTAGCCTTCGCCCACCATCTGCTGGTCGATGACCTTGGCAGCAGCCGTCATGACGGCGTCCTTGTTGAACCAGTCCTTGTTGCGGTCATACCACTCGGTCAGGCCCGGGGGCTGGGCACGCCTTGCAGGCTGTTCAGGGGCGGTAGATCGAGTCTGCTGGGTCTGCTGCGGCGCTTCCTGTCCAGATTGGGGCGCCGTCTTGGTAGGGATGCTGCCCCTATCCTTTTCAGCCTGCGCCTTCTTGGCTGCCAGAGAGGCGAGTTGCTGCTGGACCTCGAAGATGCGAGAGCGGTCGCCGGACTCAAAGGCCGCGTCAAACTCGGATCGCAGGGTCTTCATGCCCGCGTCGAGGTTCTGGATGTAGAGGTCGAAGCCGATGGCCGCGCCCTCATTGGCATCGTTCTCGTACCGCTTGGCCCGCGCTTCCGCCTCTTCTAGACGGGCTTGCGCGTCGGCTAGTTGCCGGGCATAAGCGTCTCGCTGGGCCTTCAGACGACGGCTTCGGGTCAGCTTCTTGCGGTCGGCGGAGCCGGCTTCGGCTGGGCTGCCGTCGTCGTCAGCATCGTCGTCGGCTGGTTCGGCCTCCTGCTGGGAGGGGGCGGGCTCGGCGACGACCGAGACGGGAGCTTCTTGCTCGGGAGCGCCGTCCATGACAATTTCGATGTCGTCGACGGCGCCCGCTTGCCCAGACGGATTGTCTAGGTCAATCTCTTTATAGCCTGATTCGGACATAGGAAATTATTCCTTGAAGTTGGCGTCGAGGTACTCGGGCTTTTCGACCACGAGTTCGATGTTGGAGGGCTTGATGAGAAGGAGCTTGACGCCCTTCCACCAGATCTTCTGGCCGACCAACTTGGCGTAGACGATGAAGTCGCCGGGCTTGACCCACGCGCCAGTCTTGTAGATTTCCTCGTCCTTGAAGGCGAGTTCGCCAATGGCCAGAACGCGACCAACCGTGTTCAGGTACTCACGGTCCTCGCGGAAAGTATCCGGGAGCAGGATGCCTCCTGCCGACTTACGCCGAATGGGCACGGGCCGGACAAGAATCCCTACACCAGGAATCCTAGGCAGCGGCGACGGATCAGGAATTTCGTCCTGGGTCATCCACTGGTCGTTCGTGATTGCCCCGTCGAGGGGCACGCGGGCGGTAAGCATTAGTTCCTTTCTTCTGCTGGCTTGGTCTCTACAAGGTCGTAGAGCAGTTGCACGGCCTGATTGAGGCCGGCAATAACGCCGCAGGAACGGGCATACTCTTCGTAGGTCTGGGCGCCGCCACGGGAAAGAAAGTCTCTTTCCCGCTCGACACGCTTCTGAACCTCTGCTACATACTCAGAAAGAAGTCTCATTGGGTAGGTGCGTTAGCCCGTTCTGCAAGTCGTTTGGCTTGAATATCCGCCAGTTTGGCGGAGTTGTCAAGTATTTTCGAGGAAGCCGAAATCTGGTTCTGCTTGCTCTTGTTCTCGGCATCGAGGAGCATGCTGGTTTCCTTGAGGTCAAGCTCGCGGTTCTTGAGGGCGATCTTGGCTGCCTCGCGGACATCCTGCGACTGGATGCGTGCCGCCGAAAGCTGAAGCTCCTGCTGATTAAGCTGAACCATCTGCTGCTCAACGGACGGACCTTCGCCGCCCATGCCGGACGCCGCCGAGATCATCAGCATCTGTGTGGCGACTTGAGCCTGCACGTTCGGGTCTTCGATGGGCATGCCCATCTGCTGGGCCAGAAGCGCGGCCTGCGCCACGAACATCAGCACCTTGTGTTCGGCGATGTTGGCATTTAGAAGCTGGAGGCCAATGGCGATGGTCGGGTCGTTGGCGCCCTGCATCTGCGGCGTCTTGAGGAACGCTTCCTTCACGGCAATGTGAGCGGCATGATTCTGGCCAAGCTGGGCCTTGATGGGCTTGCCCGACATGGCAGCCTGCACCTCGGTCAACGGATCGGCGCTGATGGCTTGGGCTTCCGGGTTGACGAGGAGCTTGTCCACGTTCTCGGTGCCCATGGCCGCGTAGAAGCGCCGTAGCGCCTCGCGCATGTCGTGGAGTTGGGGGAACTGGGCAGCCATGTTGAGTTCGATCTGGGCGCGAGCCACCCGCTGCGACTCGGTCAGGGCATTGGGGTCAGACGCCGGAATGACGTCCACGGCCGCCGGGTCGAAGTCGTTGCGCTGGACGTAGGCGTTCTCGGAGCCGACCACGAAGTTGACGAGGTCGGGCAGGTTCTCAAAGTTGAGTTCGCCAATGAGCTTGAGGAACTCGCCCTGCGACTGGTGGAGGCGCTTGTGGATCGAGGAGTAGAATCGCTGCGAGGCTTCGATCAGGGCCAGCGTGGTGCCGACCGGACCGTAGTTGGTGGCGTTGGCGGCGACCTCGTCGGTGGCGTCGGCGAACTTCTGGCCGCTATCCACCATGAACTTGAGGAGGGCGAAGAGGGTCTGGTTCGGCTCCTTGCCCGGCAGCGGGAAGAACGCCTTGCCCAGTTCTTCGGGCGACAGGTTGACGTCGCGCCACTCGCCAAAGCCCAGCGGGGTGTCGCTGTCGGAGAACTTGGCGTCTTGGGACTTGAAGCCCGCCTGCCAGTTGGCGTACTGGCCTGCGTCGACCAGCGAGCGGAGGGCCACGGTAGCAGAGGCTGCGAGGTCGCCGATGAGGTGGACGTAGCCAAGGGCGTAGAAGCCGAAGGCCGGAATGAACTGGTCGACGGTGTACCAGATGCGCTTGGTCTTGGAAGTGTCGTCCTCGCGCCAGTTGCGCTTGATGGAGTAGACGTTGCCGGTCTTGACGTTGAAGTGAACAATGTAGGGCGCCATGCCACCGTCGGGCAGCGTGGGGTCGTCGCCGTTCAGATCGAGGTAGCAGTGAGCCTCGCCGACCGTGTAGCCCTTGCGTTCGAGCGACATGTCGAAGCCTTGGGCGTTGGCGATGGCTTCGGTTATTTCGTTGGTGTCGAGGACTTCCTCGGCATCGTTCTCGGAGACTTCGAGGAAGGTGCCAGCCGCCACAAGATTCTCCATCTTGCGGGTGGAAAGCTCCATGACCTCGATGTATTCCTCGGCGTCACGCAGATGGGTTGCCGATGGGTCGATGTAGAAGTTCTCGACGTAGACGACGGTGGGGTCGGGCGCGGAGTTCACGCTGTTCCAGCCCGCCTTGCGGATGCCGGTGCCCATGAAGCCAACGCGGAACAGGTTGCGTTCGAGGTCGTTGTAGAAGCCCGGCACCTGCTCGGTAAGCTGGTAGTTCATGTAGGTGCGGACGCGGGCAGCGGCCTGTTCGCGGGGGATGTCGACGTAGCCACGCACCTTGGTGCGGACCGGACCCTTGGCAGGCCACAGTTCTTGGATGGCCTTGGCCTGGAACTTGACCACGTTTTCGATGAGGAGGGGATGGACGGCGGTGCAGGCACCATCGACCTCGGTGTTACCCTGGCCCTCGGTGTTTAGGCCCAGCCAGTGGATGCCCTGCTTGATTTTCTCTTCCCACTGCTGGCGGGCGTTCTTGAAGTTCTGGAGGGCGTCTTGACGCTGGGAGCCGATGTCCCGAAGTATTGCGTCGTCCATGCCGGCCGCTAGGTTAGCACCGAACGACATGTCAATCTCGACAATCTCGTCGGCCGGAATAACTTCGAGCGTCTCTTCAGAGAACTCAAATTCCATTTCTGGATTTTCGAGATTATCAGACATGTGTTACTTGACTCCAATAGCTCTTGAAAGGGCGTCTACTTGAAGGCCGCTCCACATTGCCGACCTTTTCTTGCGTCAATTCATAGCGGCGTCGCAAGTAAAGCAGGGCCATCACCATAGCATCGACGGCGTCGTCATGGGCGCCCTTTGGAAATTCTAGGGCCTCCTGCAAAAGCTCGGCCGCATATTTCCGCTTGAGGGGTAGCCAGACGCGCTGACGCTCAATAATGCCTGTCACCGCATGAGCCCTAGCCACTTTATCACGGTCGGGCTGAAAAGGCAACACAGGCAGCTTATTGAGCTTAAGGTCCTGAATTAGGGACTGA